GCTGACAAGATATCCTCGCATCAGTTGCTTACATACTGTCTTAAAAAGGGAGTGAACGTAGGGCAGTTTGTCAAAGGCATTAAGCAGGACAAAAAGATGCGCCTGGTGCAAAGAAAACACGTCACTCTCCTCACAATGAAAATGGTTGAGGCTGCGCTGGTAAGCAACCTAATGCTATCAATTACAGTCCTAAAAGAGCGGTACAGGTTCACAAGAGCAGACACAGATTTGCTTATGCGGAAAGTCGCAGGGCATATTGATGACTACGTTACCAGACAGCCAAAACTTAAGCGCAACTACTTGGACGATTCAATGATCATTGAATGGTTCAAGGATGAGTACAAACTAGATATTACTACAGGCAAGATGCTTAAGGAGTGATGGAAATGTCGAAACACACAATGCACAAGAGTGCCATATGTGATGTATACAAACACGAGGATGCACAAGTTATCTACTGCGTAGGAGTCAACGATGGAACAGTGATCCATCTGGCATTCCGAGACAGAGGGCTTGCGCTTGATTACAAGAAAAAGTATTGCAGGGGAGACTTTAGAAAATGTCCTCTGTACAACTTAGACAGAGATGTGGATTAAGGAGAAGAGATGTTAAATACAGAATTATGCAAGGAAAAGATTAGAGCAAAATACAACAACCAGAGGGAGTTCGCCTCTGCGTTAGGAATTGGAGTCACACAGTTAAGCGAATATGTTACAGGCAAGAGGATGCCAGAGAAACCTCTTTTCAAGCTGATGGCAATGCTTCTGGAAGTATCAGAGGATGATTTAAAGGAAGCTCCTAAAATGCCTGTAAACACAATTCAGAGTGCTGTGCCTAGTGCAACTAGCCTTATTCAGATTGATGAGCTTAAGGGGCAGATTACAAGCTTACAGGATGAGATGAGAGCCTTGAGAAATGACCTGTCAATGACAGCAAAGATGCTTATCGAGATTAACAAGACAGCGCATGAGACCAAGGCACAGGCAGGGCTTAACGCAGAGGAGCTGACAGCTATCTTCAACAAGGTTGGCGAGATCAATGGCAATGTAACCAAGCTATATGCGACTAAAAAGAAAGGATACTAGAATGGGATATTTTGTATGTTTAATGGTCGGAGCGACTATGGGATTTTTAATCTGCGCTTTGCTGAGCGCAAATGATAGGTAATATGGACAATTACGAAGTAGACGGACAGATGGATTTAGAAGAATGTTTGTGGGCGATGGGGTACTATATGCCATTGTCCATAGAGGAGAATGATGATGAACAAGCTATGTGATATTTGTGGCAAGGAATATGCCACTGAAACGCATCACCTGCTATTTGGAAAAGGAATACGCAGGATAGCTGATGCGGACAACAAAACTACAGACTTATGCTTCCGATGCCACAAGGAACTGCACTACAGGGGAACGTCACAGATGCTCTCCAAGATGCTAGGGCAGGCACTGTGGGAGATAGATGCACTTAATGATGGTGTGGATCAGCACGAAGTGAGGCAGAAGTTTAGAGAGAGATACGGCAGGAGCTGGTTATAGCATTTTGCCAACGATGGCAAAATGATAAAATCACTGTTTTTTAAAAATTCAGTGATTATTTAAACAAGATTTAACAAGATTTAACCAAGAGAGGTGAAATATGAAGGACAAGGTTTTAAAGAACGCAAGGATGATAGGCGACAATATTTCAGCGGTGATACTTGATGCTTTTGAAAAGGGCAGAAAAGAAGCCTTTGAGGAAGTATACAACAAGATGGATGAGGGAGTATGTCACATCTGTGAGTATTACTTGGAAGACCATAAGTGTATTAAGGAATGCAACAAGCATGGCTGGGAGCGAAAGGCGATTATGAAGTGGTTAAAGGAGCAGAAGAGATGTTAATAGTTGAATACGAACGATTTGAGGAAGAGAAAATAGATGTGATGAGCATAGTAGATGTTGAAAGCGATACAGTGGTGGCAATGTTTCAAAATGAGGAAATACAAGAGGCATTGCAATTGTTGGTAGATTGGCAAGATAACTGCGACAAACAGTAATTTTTCGGATGTTCACGACATTTATGTCGGAGAGATAGAAAGAGGTGGAATGATGAGCAGAGAATATTTGCCAGACCAAGAAAAAAGAATACTCCTTAGTGCATTAAGCCATGAAATGCGATTAGTTAAGGATAATAATCTTACAGAACTTATTCCTGTTGTAGAAAATTTGAAATTTAAATTTTGGTATGACAGATTGTTCAAAAAAATAGAAGTAGAAGCATATGAGCAAGGCATCGAAGATGAAAGACCGAAAGCATTTGCAAAGGGATATGATAGTGGATATCAGAAAGGCAGATTAGATGCGATTGAAGAACTTAAGCCTAGTGCAGATATGGTAGCTTATGAGCAAGGCAGATTAGATGCATTAGACCATTGTGAAAAGTGTGAGACAGACCAATGGGATGCGTTGTACAAGGCAGAAATGAAAGGCAGAGCGGATGCAATTAATGAGTGCCTTGATAAGTTCAAAGAAGTTGATAGCGATGAGTTTGCTATGTTCTCATTAGGGTTCATAGAAGAAGTGTTGAGAGGAGAGTAATATGAGTTCATTTTTGTTATCAGAGGAATTAGTGTGGAAACAGGAGTTTGAGAAGATCACCAAGAAGCTCAGAGAGTGTGGCTATGATTTCTCAAAGGTTAAGATCGTGGTTAAAGGAGATGGAGTGAAAGAGGAGCAGTAATGCTCTTCTTTTTTTGCGTTTTAGGGGTGGTGTGATATCAACTCCAGACTCGATATCATTAATGGGAAAGGAGATTACTTATGCCAGACTGGAAAAAGATAAAGGCAGAGTATATCCGAGGTGGCACTAGCTATCAAAAGCTATGTGACAAATACAGTGTTTCGTTCAGCACTCTTCGCAAAGTTGCAAAGAAAGAAAAATGGACAGACTTGAAAGCACAAATGGAACAAAAGAGGGACATGAGAATTGTCGAGTCTGTAGCTGAAAAAGAGGCAAACACTGTTGAGCTGATAGATAAGGCTACGGATTTACTGCTAGAAAAGACAATGGAAATGATGGGGTATGCAGAAATTATGTGCAACCCAGCTAATGCAAGGCAGATTGCATTGACATTAAAAGATATCAGAGAACTAAAAGGATACAAGTCCGAGCTTGACCGACAGGAACAGATGGCTAGGATTGAAAAGCTTCGCAAGGAAGCAAAAGAAGAGGAACAGACTGACAAACAGATTAAGGTTGTTATTGCTAATGAGATAGAGGAGTACTGCGAATGATTCTAAAGATAGATACTCCCAACGAGAAGCAGAAGCTTGCGCTCAAGGCTAAAACAAAATACGTGGGATATGGCGGCGCACGTGGGGGAGGCAAGAGCTGGTTTGTAAGAACAAAAGCAAAACTTCTGTGTGCCAAATACGCAGGCATAAAGATACTCATAGTAAGACGTACATACCCAGAGCTGATGAACAACCACATCAATGTGCTTATTCCAGAGCTTCACGGACTCGCAAGGTACAACAAGTCAGACAAGATATTTACTTGGTTCAATGGTTCGACTATCAAGATGGGATACTGCAGCAATGATTCAGATCTTATGCAGTACCAAGGTGCAGAGTACGATGTCATATTCCTTGACGAGGCAACCAACCTTACAGAGTTCCAGATGAAGACTATTGTTGCCTGCTTGCGAGGTACTAATGACTTCCCAAAGAGAATCTACTTTACCTGCAACCCAGGTGGGCAGGGACATCAGTATATCAAGAGGATATTTATTGACAAGAGGTATGAGGGTGGCGAGGATCCAGCGGACTTTAGCTTCATTCAAGCATTGGTACAGGATAACAAGGCTTTGATGGAAGCACAGCCAGACTACGTCAAACAGCTTGAGGCATTACCGCCAAAGATTCGTGAGGCTTGGCTCAATGGTAGCTGGGATGTCTATGAGGGACAGTTCTTTGAGGAGTTTGCCGACAGGCAGGATGAGTACCTTACAAGGACTTATACACACGTTATAGAGCCTTTTGAGATACCGAGCCACTGGAAGATATACCGAGGCTTTGACTGGGGCTATAACAAGCCTTTTTCGTGCGCTTGGTATGCAATGGATGAGGATGGTGTAATGTACCGAATCCTAGAGCTATACGGATGCACCAAGACTCCTAACGAGGGACTCAAGTGGATTCCGTCAAAGGTATTCTCAGAGATACACAGGATTGAAACAGAACACAGATGGCTTGCAGGGAAGAACATTGTAGGCATCGCAGATCCTGCCATATGGGATGCACAATATGGCGAGTCCATAGCAGAGATCGCCTCAAAGAACCAAGTGTACTTCTCAAAGGGAGACCATAAACGTATAGCAGGATGGATGCAGTGCCATTACAGACTAGCATTTGATGAGAATGGCAGAAGTATGTTCTATGTGTTCAAGAACTGCAAGCAGTTCATAAGAACAATACCACTGCTGGTATATGACGAGCATAACGTAGAGGACATAGATACTGATGGTGAGGATCATATTGCGGATGAGTGGAGATATGTGTGCATGGCAAGACCTATCGCACCACGAATGACTCCACCAGACGATGGATACTCACAGAGTCCATTCGCACAGATATTTGACATAAAACGAGAAGACATAATCGCAAGACCTAAGATGGAAAGGATGGAAATCATAGATGGCGACTAAAAAGAAAAAAGATGCGCCTGTTGATGTCGGCAGGCAGAGAACCAATGAAGAAGCGATGATGGCTAGGCAGTCAGCTCCTGCTCCAACTATGGAAGAGGGGCTTATGCAGATGATGCCTACAGAGATGGATAATCCTACAGGAGCTATTGATGGATTTATGGCACTTGAAGCTCCTATAGGCAGGGAAGCTATTCAGAAAGCCACACAGATTCTTCAGAAATATAAAGAAGGCAAAGCTAACCTGGAGCGCAGGATCATCGAGAATGAGCAGTGGTACAAGCTCCGTCATTGGGAAAGTATGAGAAGAGGCACAGAGCAGATTGAGCCTACATCAGCTTGGCTGTTTAACTGCATCGCCAACAAACACGCAGATGCTATGGACTCATTCCCTTGCCCAAACATACTTCCAAGAGAAGAGGGCGACAAAGGCGAAGCACAGATGCTTACAGATATCGTGCCTGTCATCTTGGATCAGAATGACTTTGAAAAGACATACGATGAGGTGTGGTCATACAAGCTAAAGAGCGGAACAGGAGTGTATGGAGTATTTTGGGATGGCTCAAAGCTAGGTGGACTAGGAGACATCGCCATTACCAAGGTAGACCTAATCAACCTCTTTTGGGAGAGCGGTGTTACAGATATTCAGAAGTCGAGAAACCTTTTCCACGTTGAGCTGGTAGACAATGAGGTGCTTCTAGGCTCATACCCACAGCTACAGGGAAAGCTTGGAAAGTCAACAGTGGATATCGCCAAGTATGTCTATGATGACAACGTGGATACATCAGAGAAGTCTGTGGTCATTGAGTGGTACTACAAGAAGCAGGCAGGAAGCAGAGAAATTCTCCACTACTGCAAGTACGTTAACAACGAGGTTTTATTTGCCACAGAGAATGAGCCACAGTTTGCAGAGACAGGATTCTACACTCACGGCAAGTATCCATTCCTTTTCGATCCGTTGTTCAAAGTTGAGGGTACTCCAGCGGGCTTTGGGTACATCGATGTAGGCAAGAGCGCACAGGAATACATTGACCGAGGCAACCAAGCTATCCTACAGAATATGCTTGCCAATACCAAGCCAAGACACTTCATCCGTAATGACGGAAGTGTGAATGAGCAGGAGTATGCAGATATGTCAAAGGATTTCATTCACGTAGACGGAAACCTTGGACAGGACTCTATCTTGCCTATCAACGGCAAGCCTTTGTCAAACATCTATGTAGAGGTTATCAACAACAAGATAGATGAGCTTAAAGAGACCACAGGTAACAGAGATATCTCAACAGGTGGAACTACTTCTGGAGTGACTGCTGCATCAGCTATCGCAGCAATGCAGGAAGCAGGAAGCAAGCTGTCAAGAGACCACAACAAAGCATCATACCGAGTATACAGAGAGCTTGTATTACTTGTTATCGAGCTTATCAGACAGTTTTACGATATGCCAAGGTGCTTCCGTATTATGGGAGAGCAGGGTGTTGCCAAGTTTGTGCGGTACTCCAACGCAGGAATCCAGCCACAGATGCAGGGGCAGGACTTCGGCATTGATATGGGAGTGAGAGTACCGCTCTTTGACGTAGAAATCACAGCAGAAAAGCAGAGTCCATACTCAAAGATGGCACAGAACGAGCTTGCACTTCAGTTCTATGGCGCAGGATTCTTCAACCCACAGATGGCAGACCAGGCACTAGCTTGTCTTGAGATGATGGATTTTGATGCCAAGGATGCTGTGATGCAGAGAATCTCACAGAATGGTGGAATGCTACAGCAAATGATGATGATGGCACAGATGCTTGATGCCAATGGTGGTGGCGGTCAGTTCTCCGAGGGACTTGCTATGCAGTATGGTATGGCAGGTGGTGGAGCGCAGATGCCAAATGCTGATGGCGGTGAGTCAAGTGTGACAAAGAATGCCAGAGCAAGGGTGGCAGACTCAACAGCACCAAGATAATTAGGGGTGGTTTATGTTAATCGCACATTTTGATACAAGTATAGATGAACGAATCTTCTCCTTACATATAAGCGGACACGCAAACACGGATGAGGTTGGAAAAGACCTCGTCTGTGCATCCGCATCCATCCTAGCTTATACGATAGCAAGGGATGTAGAAATCAATGAGGAGATAGGTGTTTTAGATGACGTTGAAATCAGATTAGAGCCAGGAGACACACTTATAAAGTGCCACTGCCTATCTGAAAAAGCTTATGCCTATATGCGTAGAGCATTTTGGGTTATAAGCAATGGATTCTTACTCTTGCAGGAAGATTACCCAGAGAACGTCAAAGCAATAGTGTGGTAAGCATTAAGCTTTCACATAGATTAAAGAGTCGCTCACTTAAGAGCAGAAAGGACAGGATATGTCAAAACTATTTAAATGGCGAAGTCTCAACTTGCAGTTGTTTGCCGATGGTGGCGCAGGTGCAGGTGCTGGCACAGGAGACGGAGCAGGAAATGGAGTAGACGCAGGTGTTCCCAGCCTAGCAACCAAGGGCGCAAAAAATCCTCTTGCTGATGTTAAGTATGGCATCCAAGATGCACCACCACAGCAGGAAGAAGTGCAGACCGCCAATGCACAAGTAGCTGATGAAGATAGAGTCGCAAAGTTTGAGCAGATGATTAAAGGGGAATATAAAGACCTTTACGATGCGAGAATGCAGGACACTATCCAGAAGAGACTCAAAAATTCCAAGGAAACTGTAGACAAGTACAATGCTCTGACTCCTACGTTAGAAGTACTCGCAAAGAAGTACGGAGTGGATGCATCTGACATCGAGGCTTTGAACAAAGCAATCGAAGAAGACGATGCGTATTTTGAGGATGAAGCATTAGAAAAAGGCATTACAGTTGAACAGCTCAAAGCTATTCGGAAGATGGAAAAGGAAAATGCCGACCTCAAACGTCAGATGGATGAGGTCAGAGCGAGTCAGAATGCTGAAAAGCTCTACGCATCGTGGATGGATTCAGCGACTGAGATCCAGCAGATTTATCCATCGTTCGACCTGGGTGTGGAATTAGAGAATCCAAGGTTTACTGATTTACTTTACAACAATGTTGATATGAGGACAGCGTACGAAGTCATTCATAAAGACGAGATATTACCTGCTGCAATGCAGTTTACAGCACAGCAAGTCAGACAGAAGATATCCAACAACATTATGGCAAATCAGAGCAGACCTGTGGAAGGTGCAGTCAATTCACAGGCATCAGCAATCGTGAAGAGTGATGTGTCACAGCTCTCCAAAGCAGACCGACAAGAAATTATTAGAAGAGTCGCAAGAGGAGAAAAAATACGATTTTAATTCCTCTTGTGTATAGAGGAGACAACAAATGAAATTCATGAACTTACAGTTATTTGCTAATCATTTGAACGTTACAACAGACACACGTAACACACAGACAACACCATACAATGCAGCATCAGAGGGTGGAGCTAATACACTTTCTGCTGAGATGAAGACATTCTACGATATGACACTTATCGATGAGGCTTCAGCACAGCTTGTACACGATCAGTTTGGACAGAAGAGACCTATCCCACAGGGTGGTGGTAAGGTTATCGAGTTTAGAAAATTCAGCCCACTTCCAAAGGCTACAACAGCTCTTACAGAGGGTGTTACACCAGATGGAAAACGTCTTGATGTAACAGCTATCACTGCTGAAGTATCTCAGTACGGAGATTACATCACACAGTCTGATATCCTTGAGCTTACAGCTCTTGATAACACTATCCTTGAGGCTACAAAGCTCCTTGGTAGACAGGCTGGTCTTACACTTGATACTGTTACTAGAAATGTTCTCAACTCTGGTCTTAACGTATCATTCCCAGACAAGAATGTATCTGGCACACCAACAAAGGTAGAAACAAGAAGTGGTCTTGATACAACAGCAGTTCTTAACGTTAAGACAGTTCAGAAAGCTGTTGCTAAACTTAAAGGACAGAACGCACCAAAGATTAATGGCGCATACGTTGGTATCATCCATCCATACAACTCATACCAGTTGATGCAGGATCCAGAGTGGAAATATCCTCATCAGTACCAGGATACAACAAACCTCTATGAGGGTGAGATTGGTATGGTAGCAGGTGTTCGTTTCGTAGAGTCTACAGAGGCTAAAATCTGGAAACAGGATTCAGACTCAATCTACTCTACACTCATCATTGGTGATGGAGCTTATGGTGTAACAGAGATCACAGGTGGTGGACTTACTACTATCGTTAAGCAGAAAGGTTCAGCAGGAACAGCAGATCCACTTGATCAGAGAAGTTCAGTAGGTTGGAAAGCTATCAAGACAGCAGAGTTACTTATTCCAAGCTACCTTGTTCGTATCGAGTCTTGTGTACCAGACTTCAATGACGTAGCAGCTAACTAGTTTCCGAGGAGACTTAGTTCTCCTCGATTAAGAGAGGAGAAAGCTAATGGCAGAGAAGAAAGAAGTTAAAGAGGAACTTGTAAAAATCAGACTTCCTAGAAAATCAAAGAATGATGAGGATGTGTTCGTATCAGTTAATGAGAAGACCTGGCTCATCAAACGTGGAGTAGAGGTAGAAGTGCCTGCTTGTGTAGCAGAGCTTATCCGCAACTCTGAAGAGATGCTGGAAGAAATCTATGAGTTCCAGAGCAGTAATGCTAGATAATTAAAAATAAAATTGCAGACTTATTACCAAGGGGGAGCAAATCGCTCTCCCTTTTTTAGAAAGGAGATTACCAATGACAATTAGTGAAGCTATTGAGACACTCGATAACTTAATGCCTAATGCCTATACACAGGAGAACAAGGTAAGCTGGTTATCTCAGATAGACACATTGATATATAACAACATCATTGCCACTCACGATGGAGCTGAAGATGTTGAGTTTGATGGATACAAGGAAGAGGCTCCGTACTGCACCAAACTGCTTGTAGAAGAGCCATATGACGAGATTTATTACCTGTGGATGGAGTCCAGAGTCAATTACCTTAACGGAGAGCTTACAAAGTACAATAATTCGATTACAAGGTACAATGACATCTTCCAGACCTATTCAAATTGGTACAACAGAACACATATGCCACTTGGACAGAAGATAAGATACTAGGGGGTGCGAGATGTTACTTTCAAACTTAATTGAAACATATCAGAGCAGGAGTGCTGTCGAGGTGTTCGGTGGATACAACCACAACATCAGAATAGGTGATGGCGAGTTTTACGATATGCACGATATGACATCAGCTCATTATCCTGCTATGGCATCAAGACAGAAGCATGGCACATATCAGTTTGCTAAAGGGGCAAATATAATTCCTCGTCCTTACTATAATGATACAGGACGAGTGAACAACGGAGTGACATACACAGTAAATGAAGATGGCTCGATTACTGCGACTAGAACAGCAACATCTAGTACCATATCAGTGTTTTATATGACAGGAATGAGAACTTTGAATCCTATTGCGTATACACTTGCAAAGGGAACATACAAATTAGGTGGTGGTGTCAATACTAATATAAAAGTGATGGCTTGCTACTCTAATGATGCAGGCGCATTCGCTGAACTAGGACGATCTGTCGGTAACGAAGTGACATTTGCTGTAGATGAGGATGTGACAAGAAGACAGGCAGATATTCGAATCGAGATAGCTGGTTCGGCACTTGCCGTAGGGGAGAGTGTGACAATCAGCCCAAGGCTTGAGAGAGTAGACAACAACATTAATGGAATGATTGGCAAGGATGCTCTTTGCTATGTAGATGGCAGACATCTGTTTATCAATAATTATATGATTGAAAACTTTGAACTTACAGACTCTCCAAAGCAGTTGATATCTATGGGGGCATACATTGTCATATTCCCAGATAAAAAGTACATCAACACAAAAGACTTTAATGACAGGGGTTCTATTGAGGCAAGCTACAATTCAAGCGGATTCCCTGTAAGCTATACGATGTGCAACCTCGATGGCGAGGCTTACAATGATGCGACTATTTCCGATGTCGAACCAGCAAATCCAGAGGGTGGTGCATATTGGATAGATACATCATCTACTCCACACACATTAAAGCAGTATGCTGCAAGCTCTTCTATGTGGGTTCCTATCGCTACAACATATGTAAAGATACAGGCAATGAACATCGGCGATCAGTTCAAGCAGTACGATGGAGTGCATATTGAGGGAATAACAGTAGAGGGATTGAGCGATATGAATGGCAAGACATCTGTCATCTATGGCTCACATCACGATAGCGAAAATCCTGCAAATGACTACATCATCGTGGTAGGATTCCTTGACGAGGTGCAGACAAGAGAGGATGAGGCATTAAAAATCACACGTAATGTTCCTGTGATGGATTTCGTAGTAGAGTCTAACAACAGATTATGGGGATGCCGTTACGGAACTAATGCGGACGGAAAGCCTGTCAATGAAATCTATGCCAGCAAGCTAGGAGACTTCAAGAACTGGAGCTGTTATATGGGACTCTCCACAGATTCATATGCAGTATCCCTTGGTACAGATGGACAGTTTACAGGAGCTATCTCATATATGGGCTTCCCAATATTCTTCAAAGAGAACGTGATGCATAAGTTGTATGGAAACTATCCTGCGAACTACCAGGTGCAGACTACACCTTGCCGAGGAGTGCAGAAAGGTGCAGGAAATTCTCTTGCGATAGTAGGCGAGACTCTTTTGTACAAGACCAGAAATGGTGTAGCTATATATGAGGGTTCACTTCCCACAGAGATCTCCAATGCCTTTGGAAACATCAAATATTCAGCAGTAGATGAGGCGATGAGACTTGATGATCCATACAGATGCGGAGCTGTCGGTGGGGCATTAGGGCAGAAGTATTTCATCTCTATGAAGTCGGAAGCAGATGACAAGTGGTACACATTCTCATTCGACATCAATAACAATATGTGGTTCAAGGAATTTGAGGGCAGAGTCCTTGAGTTCTGTAGCAACGATGGTGAGCTGTACTACCTTTTAGGCAGAGATGCCATTAAGACTTGGAATGGTTCTGGAGTAGAAGACGAAGAGCCTGTCAAATGGATGGTTGAGTCTGGCAGAATCGGAACGAATGCACCAGAAAAAAAATATATCTCAAGATACATCGTAAGGCTGATGCTTGAGAAGAATGCAAGAGCTGACATCTCTATTGAGTACGATTCAGAGGGCAGATGGAGACACATTCAGACCATTAAAGGCACAAATATGAAGACAGTATCATTCCCTATCAGACCGAGACGATGTGATCACTTCAGAATCAAGATTGAGGGTGTAGGGGATGGAAAGATATTTTCTCTTATCAAGTTTATTGAAGAGGGGAGTGACAAGTGATGACGAATGTTGACTTAAGACTTCCAAACATTACAGGAAACGATGTCGAGACACAGATGCGACAAATGACCAGCTATATGTATTCCCTTGTTGAACAGCTTAATTGGGCTTTGTCTACTCTCGATGAGAAAAGGACAGAGACCGAAATTGCCATAGTTCAGCAGGGTGGCGATGGAGTAGTAGAGCAAGTATCCAAAGCAGAGGCAACATTTGCGGAGATTAAAGCTCTTATCATCAAGTCGGCAGACATCGTAGAGGCATATTATGAGAAGATGGATCTGCTTCATCTTTCAGAGAGTTATATAGCGCAGTCTGACTTTGGCGAGTATTTGGAAAATGCCACCATCGATGTCGAGGGAACTCCAACAGGAATCAAACAGACTTTTACTAGAGTTGAAGCAATCTCTGCCAAGGCAGATAAGGTTGCAGAAGATATAGAGATGATCAGACAAACAGAAGCCTATATCAAGTCTGGACTTCTTGAGGAAACACAGGACGGAAAGTCTATCTATGGAGTAGAGGTTGGACAGACCGATACTGACAGCGGAGTGTTCAGCAAGTTTGCAAGGTTTACGGCAGATGGTATCGAATTTTATCTCAAAGGCGCAACAACTCCTGTAGCTTGGATGACAGGCAAAGACTTGTATATCACATCAGCGCAGATAACTAATAAGTTATATCTTGGAAAATACGTTCTTGATACAAAGATAAACGATGGAATAGCTTTTAAGTGGATAGGGGGTTGATTAGATGGCAACAACATATACGTCAACTAAAACGCAGACAGATACTTATATATATCAGTATATTAAAGTTATTGAAGGGACACAGGATGTTACAGCGAACACAACGAGGGTGACTGTTGAGGTATGGCTTAACAAAATAACAACAACGGCAACAAGCACAAGCCAGGGAAAGATTAATCTTACAGTTGATGGATCAGTTAAAACTGCTAGTGGCGGTACATCCCTTGGCAGTGTCACAGTCAAATCGCCTACAGACGTTAAGGTTTATTCGTGGACAGGAGACATAACACATACAAAAGATGGCTCAAAGGAATTAACAGTAATTGCAAATATTGACTCTAGTTATCTGAATGGTCTGAAAAAGACACAGACATTCAAAGTCAGCCTTACAACAATTCCAAGAGCAAGTAGTTTTGGAACGATAACAGGCACTACTATTGGTTCGGAGACAACAGTAAACATCACAAGAGCCTCGACCTCGTTTACTCATACATTGACAGGAACAATAAATGGAACTAGGGTGGTGAACCTTTCGAACCTCACCACCTCTGCCAAATTTACACTTCCTATTAATGGGACTGCACAGCTTATAACAGGTTCAAAGACAGGAGTACTTAAGCTTACATTGACCACAAAGAATGGAAGTACAACTATTGGAACTGCTACCAAAGATGTGAATGTGACAGTACCTAGCAATAGTGACACAAAGCCAGCTCTTACAGCCACATATCAGCCTAGTAATACAGGATTCCCTACTGCGTTTAGTAATTTGTACATCAAGGGAATGTCCGCAGTTGCACTCACAATATCTTCAGAGGGAAAGCTTGGAGCAACAGTGTCTAGCGGAAATATAACAACCACAATGTCTGGCAAGGATAAGACAGGAACAAGTGTTGTTACGGATGTGATCACAGAGGATAATCCTGTTGTAAAGGTTGTTGCAAAGGATAGTCGAGGGATTACTACTAGCAAGAGCATAACCATTCCAACAGTGGACTATACCACTCCTGTAATAACCACTGTAGATGCGTACAGGTGCGATGAAGAGGGAGAGGCAGATGAGTATGGCGAAAAAGTAAAGCTTGTAGCAGGACAGAGGATTTCGCCTGTTAATGGACTTAATCACGGACGCATCTATTATAGGGTGAATGAACAGTCTTGGAAGCTCCTTGCCACTGATTCCGATTATAGCGGAGTGCTTTCCGAGACGTTTGCCACAGGCTCTGCTTACAGCATTGACGTAAAAGTTACTGATGATATGGGCAATGAGACTCTGACAAACATAAGAATCCCCACAGCATATGTCACCTTTGCACTAGGTGCTTACGGCAGGAGTGTTGGCATAGGAACATATCCGCAGAGGGATGGCTTTGAGGTTGCGATGGATATGTTTATGGACGGACATGATAGTCCTGTTGGCAGTGTTGTGGATTCAGAAGCAAACAATTCAAATTTGAGTGTTGATCCAGGAGTAACAGCAAATCTTTGTTCCATTACTCTTGGGGCAGGAGTATGGATAGTGCAGATTGCTTGTAGCTGGAGCAGTAATGCAACAGGATATCGAAAGATTCAGCTTGTATCTGGCGAGGACTTTACCAACGGACGAGCCACTACAGCGCAGGAGCTGGCTATAAGTGGAGTGGCTGTGCGAATGCAGAATACTTATATTCTGACAAGCGAAGCGGAAATAACATATAAACTTCTTGGTTATCAGAATAGCGGAGCAACACTTACAGCATATCCATATATAAGGGCTGTTAGAATTTTATAAGAATTAGGGGGTGTTTAGTCACTCCCTTTTTTGTTCGATAATACTCTTATCTTAGTGAAAGGAGACTAAACGATGGCATTTAGTTATAAATCGTACACAGAAAGTGATGCGGTGCGGAGAGCCAGAGAGGAAGCAGATAAGTACAAGCAGTACAAGGAAAGTCAGAATGTTATTAATGCACGTAATGCTATGAACACAACCCAGCAGAATAAGCCTGCTGCGTGGACAGGTGGCACATACGGAGACACATTAAATGGCATTCTCAATCAGATTAACAATCGAGAGAAATTCAGCTATGACCTCAATGGAGATGCACTGTATCAGCAGTACAAACAGCAGTATATGAACCAGGGAAAGCTTGCTATGGTAGACACCATTGGACAGGCATCAGCTCTCACAGGTGGATATGGTTCTTCTTATGCGGAGTCAGTTGGAAACCAGGCATACCAGGGATACTTGCAGAAGCTCAATGATGTAGTTCCACAGCTTTATCAGATGGCTTATGACAAGTACAACAACGAGGGAGCTGACCTCTACAACAGATTCAATGCTACACAGGGAATGTACAACACTGAGTATGGACAGTACAGAGACACAGTATCAGATTGGCAGAGCGAATTAGACCGAGCTACCAATATGTACTACAACGAGGCTAACATGGACAGAAGTGCCTTTGAATCTGACAGATCATACTACAGTGACCGCTACAACAACGAGAGAACATTCGACTACGGCAGATACTCTGATGATTATAGCAGAGCATTCAGCAACTACCAGCAGGGTGTATCCGAGAGTCAGTGGAACAGACAGATGGCTCTTGAAGAGGCGAAGTTTGCTTGGCAGAAAGCGCAGGCAGCGAAAGCCAGCAAATCTAGTGACGGTGATAAACCACATAAAACAGATGAAGCTCCTAAAGCAACATTATCGCAGGACGAGGAAAAAGCTCTTATGGGTTCTGTAAATACAGTTAAGAGCAAAGCAGAGCAGATAATGAATGCAGGTATGGGAATAAGGGCTGATGCTGCAAAGATTAGTGCAGTTTATTCATCTGTAATTAACAGCCTTAATGTTAATTCGGCAGTTAAGAATGCGCTTGTCGATTTCTTTAGTAAAAATGGGTACATTAAGTAAGGGAGTGAAGTATGCCAACAATTAATGACTATTTAAAGCAGGCTTATAAGGATAAGAAGAATTTCCACAAGTATGATAAATACAAGCCAGAAAATGCTTTCAAGAAAATGGAAGAGGATGCTGGAGTTGAATATAGAAATCAGCTTCAAGCTGAAGCAAATAGGAATATGGCTCTCCAAAACCTTGCACATGATGTTGTGAAGAAAAACTCAGAAAAGGCTAGGCAAACTGATGCGAGAGCTGTTCATCAGATTAAGATGGATAGACAGAATGCAGAGTATCAGAAACTTTATGCTGATAAAATCAGAGAAATGCCTAACTATGAGTCGAAAGCCAAAGACCTTGAAGAGCGCATTAATGAATATAAGGACAACGTCAAAAAAGACCACGGAAGCCTTACTAATGAGTTCCAGTTAGCTAATCAGAAGATACTCTCAGATGGTGGATATAAATCTCTCAAGGAGATGGAGTCTGACTATAAAAGAATGCAGGCAGATATTAATTCCACTAGGTTAGGTGGAGTGTTAAACGGAATGAATCCGAATTACTATACTCCTGCACAGGCAGCACAGAAGAATGCTTTAGATGCATACAACTTTATGTCGGATGAGATGAAGATGGATGTGGATATGGCAAACACTCCATTTGAGAAAGCCAAGAGAATGGTGTACAACACTTTGACATCCTTGGGCAAAGGAACAGCTATGGCTTATGGGGGCAAGGTTGATCCAGATGAACACTATGAGACAGCATCAGAGAAGCTTCTTAAGGACAAGTATGGTCTTGAGGATAATGTTGCACGTTACCTTGGTGAGAACTATGGCAACATCGTTGATACAATTACCACAGGCTCGCAGTATGAGAAGTTCAAGGAAGATTTCAAGAACTACTCACAGGAAGAACAGGACTTGATTTCCCGATATTTAGAGGTTGAGGAGTACAAGGAAAAGGGTTCTGAAGCATCAAAAATCAAATATGTACAGGAGCAGAAAGAACTTAAAAAACAGCTTGAAGCATTTGGATGGGATAGAGGAAACATTAATGATGCGATTGAAAAGCTGAAAGTGGTTCGTGACACAGAGGCATATAACAAGAGACAGCAGGAGATTACCGAAGCTATTATGGGAAGTACTGCAAAGGCTGTGGGATACAATTTATTAGACCTTGCGACTTTCATTCCATCATCTATAGAGGGCATAGATGAAACAATTAGGCAGAAGTCTGGAGCGGGATATATCAACCCATATTCAAGTGGCTATGCAGGACTTAACTTTGCGAATATCACTGAATCTGCAACAAATCAGAAAATCGGAGATGATCATCCTGTAGGACAGTTCCTCTATGGCGCAGGAATGAGTACTGCAAAATCCCTTGAGACAATGGCACTTGGTGCAGGGGCAGGCAGTGTTGGTTCTGCACTTGGAATGGGAGAAACAGGCGCAAAGATTCTAGCTAACCTGGTTACATTGCCAGAGTTTGGCTCTTCGGCATATCAGTCTACTCTCAAAGAGGGAATTGAGCGAGGACTTGGAACAGAGAAAGCATCACAGTATGCTGTCGCTTCTGCAATCAATGAGATGGCATTTGAAATCCTCTCATTTGACAAGGCTTATGACCTTTTCAAGAAAGGTGGAAAGGAACTCCTTGAAGAGGGATACAAGGATGGATTTAAGGCATATCTTAAAGCTAACGGCATTGACTGGTTAGCACAGAGTGCTATCGAGGGTTCAGAAGAGGGCATCACAGATATCGCAAACTGGATGGCTGATAACTTCATCAACAATGACATGGCAGAAGAACTTGATCCTAAACAGCTTGCATTAAGTATGGGAGCTGGTACATTAAGTGGTTTCGCTACAGGTGGAAGTGCTACTATTGGTGGATTTGTAAGCGCAAGAAGTGTGGCAAATACAGTAAGCAAGAATGCTGATGCGGTTAATGCAATCATCGAGAATGCAAAGCAAATGAGTCCAAATTCAAAGGCAAGACAGATTGCAGACTCTCTCAAAGAGGGAGATACACTTACATCTAGTCAGACAATGGACATCATCGCATCTGCAAAAGCTGAAACAGGAGTCTATGAAGCTGTTAAATCCGCTCTTGTAGAAGATGGAATGACCGAGGCAGAAGCAGAGCAGAGCATCGACAATATCGACACAGCTATGCGTACAGGAAATATAGACAACCTCACAGAGGCTGAAAGCAAGCAGTATGCAAACCTTAATGAGGGTAAATATGACAGTCAGTTGTCAGCAGGGAATATCGAGCAGGCAACAAGCCTTGCAGTTGAATCGAGAGAAATTGAGAAGCAGATCGCACGTAACGAGAAAGCAGAGAAGAAGAATTACAAAAAGGTTATCACTGACAGCCTTTCAACTCTTGAGAATGAAACACTTACTAAAGCGACTATTTCAGAGTATAAAGACCAGCTCCCATCAAGATATGCATCCGCAATCAGAATCGCATATAACGAGGGAAGAATGGCGTCTGTCACAGGAATAACAGCAGATGATTTCATTAAGAACGAGAAGAATGCTGATGTGATCAATGCCATTGATAATGTTGGGCTTGCAGCACAGGCATTTGACCTTGGTCTTAATAACGCAAAGGAAACATTTGCTCCAAGAGAAGTCAAAGCTCCTGCATCATCAGAAGTCAATGCACAGGAACTTCTTAATAGCGGTTCAGACCTTTCCAACACTCTTGCTGCAGTATCTGCCACAATCAACGAGCATATCAAATTGCTTGGTGGAGATGGAGAAGCCGATTCAAGAATCCTTGGCTCTTATCAGAGAGGTGTTGGTATTGCGCTTAATCCTAATGGCAAAAACGAGTATCAGACGCTCATTCACGAAACACTTGAAAAGGTTAAGAGTGAGAATGCAGAGGGATATTCACGCATTGCCAAAACTGTACTTGAGTATGTTCAGTCAGAGAAAGGTGCAGAGCATCTGTCAAATAGACTTGAGGATTATCAGAATGCCTATGAAGTAGTAGAGGGCAGGAGCAACATTGAGAACATCGCTGATGAGTACGTCAATGACTTTGTATCTGGTATCTTCTCTACAGAAGAGGGTGTTAAAGACTTTGTTAGATACCTTGAGGGTGGAAGCAAGACAAAGCTCCAGCAGGTATTAAGTGACATTGTAGATTTCTTTGAGACTATCGCAAAGGAAATCAGAAACTATCTTGATAAGCACAGCTCAATGAATGCTGGTGCAAGAGACGGATATAAGACTGCCGAGAAGAATGCAAAGATGATCCGAGACGTAGTGCTTGGAGAAATGCAGAGACTTGGAATGGAAAGTGCCGTTACAATGACCGAAACTGGCAAGGTTAATTATTCTGTTGAGACAGATCTCCTTAACGGAATCAGAAGTGGCAACACAAAAGAAGCAGAGAAATTCCTTGGTGCAAAATCATATAGCAATACTAACCTCAAGTCAGCATCAAACTACAGCTATTCATTAAATATGGACGATGCCTTAATGACAAAGGCTGAGAATAAGAATGGAAAGCTCAAGTATGTTGATGAAGCAGTATTGGCAAAGGCGAGGGAAGTCAGAGAGAATGCACAGAAGACTCTCCTTAAGTACAAGCAGTATCTTCCAGAGGACAATGTTGGAAATGTTGTGGTAAGCAACAGCTCATATTCAAAGTCAGTGGAGAACTCTCTTGTGTGCATCCGTTCTATTGTAAGCGGATACTTTATGGACGAAGTCAGCGAAAAGGTTGGAAGACCTCTTACTATCGATGAGCAGATTGTAGCTTCGCAGATTCTTATGGAAGTCACAGGCGATATGACAGAATGTGCATACTGTTATGTAAAGAATGACAGGGCATCATTCAGAGCATTCTTTAATGATTACTATGACCAGTATACGGGAGTAGTTAAGGATGTTAAGGCTAATCGCAGTGCTTATGAAAAGAATAAGAATTATGGCTATGAGAAATTCTTAAATGGACGTAAGTCTACTGATCCGATGAAAGCAAGATACTTGAAGTTTGTTGAAGAGGGATTATCTGGAAAGCAGAGCCTTGAGCTTTCAGACTTAACAACAGAGAGCAAGAGAAATGAATTAATCGGTAAAGGCACAAAGGGATGGCTTGTTAAAGATGCCGTAGATTACTGCAAGGGTGCTGCATGGCCAAAGAGTACAACACGTAAAATCAGAGGCAAATCATATGATTATGTGGCTTATAACGGAAGTATTTTGAAGTGGAGTC